GATCTAGGGAGCTGACAAGATCAGCTTCAAACAAGCCTTTAACGATATCAGACATGAATTGTCTCCTTTGGTACTGTAACACCGGACGTCTCCATCCAGTTACTGCCCGCTTCCATTTCGATATCTAGAGGAAGCACGGTGCTGTAATCGAAGCGCTCTTTGAGCTCCTCGGATACTTCTCTCATGGCCCAAGTCAGGCCATTCACAACGTCGTATTTTTCACCCGGGAATACGTCCACGACGATAGAGTCATGCACGGTCAGGATGAGCTTAGATTGTAGCTTATTTTGATTGAAAAATCTGAGGGCACGGATGCAGCTCAGGGGTACGATATCTGCCGTAGCGAAGGACTGTACCGGGTAGTTCACGACAGCAGTCGAGTTGGTGATACGGCCACTACGGAGACGCTTGGCACCGGGGAAGTAGAACTGACGCCCAGACGGGATCTGCACAATCCCAGTGTGCAACACGCCATCCATCAGGCGCTTATGCCATGCGGCTAGGCCCTTATAGATGTTGAAGTATTCTTGGAAGTATTTCTGTACGTGAGGGGGCTCAGACATCCCCAGACCGCCGTAGAGAGGCGCAAAGGTGTAGGCCTTGGCTCCCTGCCTCTCATCCTTAGAAATCTCCTCTACGGGCTTCTGGTTGATGATAGAGGCCGTTTGCTTGTGGACGTCCTTACCCGACAGGATGTCCTCAATAATCTGAGGATCTCTGGAGAGCTCTCCGGCCACACGGAATTCCAGACCGGAGAAGTCAGCTTCTAGGATCTGACCACCCTCAAACCGTGAGACTACGCACTTACGGATTGGGAACTTCCCGCCCTTCGGCTGGTTCTGGAAGTTAGGGTTACTGGAGCTCAGGCGTCCGGTACGGGTAGTCGTCTGATTGAAGTTGGCATGCAGTACACCGTCTTCTCGTGTCCACTGCTTGATGTTCTTCACAAAAGAGTCGAGGTAGGTGTTCACAGCGTTTAGGCGGGACAGCTTGGTTAGGAATTCAATAGCCTCCAAGTTTTCCTTCTTCTGTGCCTGAGCAATCAGACGCTTGATGGTGACCTTATCGGTCTTGAAGCCATTAATGCTGGCATCCTGCGGCCCCTCCGGGATCAGCTTCAGACCAGCAACCTGACCAGTCTCCATGTAGACGTAGCCATTGCCATCACAGTTTGGGCACTTGGTAGAGTTCTTGTACGGAGAGCCATCCTTTTTGAGCTTATGGATCTTGCCCGTACCTTTGCAGCTGTCACAGTGGTAGGCGACCGTACGCATCACACGGCGGGTAGACTTACGTACCGTGTTGGCAAACTGCTGAGGCGTCATGCGTGGTGGATGTAGTGGCTTACCGCGATGGTCTGTACCGATGTTGAAGACACGCTTGTGGTAGTCCCGATTGAGGATCACACGGGAGTAGACCACCTTGGTCATGTCTGCCCCGGAGTTAAGGTTGATTGGGGTATCGCCCATGACATCACGGACAATCTCATCCAATCGTTTCTCAATCTCTGACTTCTCCTTGAGGAAGTCCTGCTCCACCTCAAGCAATGTATCCATGTCGATACGAATGCCATTGCGCTCAATCTCCACGAGGAAGAGCAGCATCTCATTCATCAATGTGAAGACGGGAGACAGGCTGGAGTAGTGTGGGTCAGTGAGTAGATCGACTTGGGTCAGATAGATCTCAGCACAAGAGATGACATCTGCTTCCGCGTACTCCAGTACAACGTCGAGGGGCATGGCCTCAAAGCCTGTACCACCCTTGAACAGCTCATCAACGAGCTCAGACTTCTTGCGGGTAACGTCGTAACGCTCCGCAGTGTCTTTGAGGGACAAACCTTTGCGCTGGGCCTTGGCAAGAATGTACTCGCCAATCATCGTACACCAGACAGTTGGTGGTAGCGGAAAGCCTGCTTCTAGCAGATACGAAACATCGAACTTGGCATTATGTGCAACCAGCAAATCCGATGTCTGTAGATCATCGATCAAGTCTTGTGGAGAGTCCGGGGTAGCCTTCTCATTGTGGAAGAAAACCCTGTTATGTACGCCAGTAGCTTTTCCATCTTCGATGGTCTGCCAATGAGCGGATACGATCCGGTTCTTAGGATTATACGGACTGTTGTCTTTAGAGCCTTGGTTATCTTGAACCGTTGTTTCTAAGTCTACGATAATTATTTTCATTATTGCGCACCCCTTACGCGACGTACCGAGAAATCTCCGGCTGAATGTTGCAGATGATTGTGCCGTGCCAGCCGGACAGCTTGTTTTTGGATACGGTCAGGTAGCGAGTGGTATCCGGCTCACTGTCATCGACATCCCCAGCTTCATGCTTACCTATGCCAATGATCAGATCAGTCTCAGCCGCCTTACCAATCTTCGATCCTTCCATGTCGAAGGGTGAAAGACGTGTGCGTCCTTTGGCGTCTGCACTGGCTTGAGAGACAGTAAGCAGTGCGCAGTTGTAACGCTTCGCAACCTCACGGAGGGAGCGGTACAACTCACGAAGTCTTTCGTGGGAGGCACTGTAGTTTCCTGAAATGTGTACCTTATCGCCTTGGTCAATAACCAACACATCCGGTTTCTGTGCGGAGATGTAGGCTTCGATCTTGGTCAGATCCCAATCCTGAATGTCATTCATGATCAGGCGATCTTCGATAGCGAGGAACTTGGTACGGGCAGAGCGAGGATCTTTGATGATCGCATCCTTGTTCATGCCAGACCATGCCTGCATGGCACGGAGCATAGTACGGGAGGTCTTCTCCTCATTACCGAGGTAGAGCACCTTTGCCCCTTGCTGACAGAAACCATTAGGCCCAGCGCATAGGCTTACGACGAAGGCAGACTTACCTGTCTCCGGTAGTGCGAATACGACACCAAACTCCCCGGGGCCTATGCCGTAGACCTGACGGCTTAGTGTCTCGATGTTGAACTGCCAACGGGCATCATCACTGGTGATGGCGAGGAGCTCTTCAATGTCAGTCGTTGTAGGCTCACCGAAGTCGTCCGGCATGAAGCCATCTTTGCTACGCTCCAGTAGCTTATCCAGACGCTCCATCGCAGTGTCGTTGCCTTCACTGATCTCAATGCCGAGGTTGGCTACCTTCTGGCCAATGAAGCGCTTCCACAGGTCTTTCAGCACCTCTGTAGCTACGTCTTGGGAAAGGGGAGGGATCTCATCGATGTCTTCGATGATGGACTTGATGGCCTCCTTCTCAGCACGGGTGGCTACGGGATTGGCCTTGAGCCACAGGGCATGTACCTCGTAGCTGTTCAAGTCATGTTGGAATTTGTCTTGGGCTTCTACGATGACGTCGTAGAGGTCTTGATGCTCATCTTCAAAAAGTTGGCGGGAGAGATTCGCTTTGTTTTTAAGGTAAAAGTCATTGATTAATAATGCTTTGAGTAGCTGATTATCCATTTGCTAGTGCTCAGTGCGTGTTTAAGGAACGCCCAACTGTACTCCAGTTGTGACACTAATACAAGCACGAACAAAATGGTTAAGGCAGTCACGCTAACTCTACTGAGTATGCAGGCCGCAGGCCGCAATAAAAAAAGCCCTAGCAAAACGCTGGGGCTTTCTACGTAGATACGAGGTGTGCGTGTTAGGGTAGTCGTTCTAGATCAGTAACTTAGGCTTAGACATGGTTCTAGTAATAATAGATGCCGCCCCCTGCCTCTCTCTCCTGTTAACTGATCCTTATCTTCATCTTCTTTAGGTCAGGCTTCTGGTTTCCCCTCCGCTCACGGACGTCCACCTCATGGTATATGACTCGTGGGTTACCTCGGACTAATTCATCGACCAGCTTCTGTAGTTTCTGTTGCTCTTCTGCTGCCTCTATGAACCCTCCCGGTAGCTCATAGTCAATAATGACAATTCCTCGTGCTTTCATCAAAAAGACCCTCTAATTCGACAGGTTCCAACCACTTGGCGTCCTCTTGCAGGAACTTGATGGTGGTCGGCACGAACCCGTTCAGTTTGCGTAATAACATAATTGCCTTCTTACTTGCG